CTTTTCGAACGATGTTTACTATCGTTCTCTCAAATTTCCAGGGTCGCCCTTCTCTTTACCCTTGTATTCTCTCACCAATCCCCTTCATATTCGTCTATCTCCTCATCCTCGAATCCGACATAGCGGCCTGTCAAGGGGTCCAACACCAGCCCGGAAGCTTCCGCCCATTGATCAACACGTGCTCCGATGTCGTAATCGAACTGGAGGGCAGCTGGTTCATTTTGGAGCGTGTCGTTGAATCTTTCGACCTCGAGCCTCATGGTGTCCATTGTGTCGTCTTCTCCTGGAGGCCAAGTCATCGCTTCATTGTCCTTATTGAGGGCATGCTTCTCCAGTGACTCGAAAAGACTATTGAAATCAATCTCTAGATCGAGTGCAGGCAGTGTTTGTTCTTTCGGCTCGGGTCTGTCTTTCGCATACTTCTTCGTCTGGCTCATTTGGTTCGGCCTCTTTGAAAACATTTCATCAGCCATGATTGTAATATGACTTCTGCTCAGATTTCCAGCTTGCATGTGATTTTCCATGAAGACTCTGTGACCCGAGAGGGACTTGTATCTCTTTCTCACGCGCCTCATATATGCTGACTTCTCTGGATGGTTTTGACTCATGAGAGAACAGTAGATCAATCCGAGGATGGGATTACCGTAATGGATCGACAGCATGTGTAATTTCAGCGCAGTTATTATCTCTTCCTGGTGTCTGCTCGACTTCATGTAGTGTTTGATCATGTCCTGTTCTTTCAGAGTTTCAATCTCCTGCACTTCAAATGACTTTAGTGTAGGAAGAACTCTGATCAACCCGAGCAGTACATTGCAGAGACTCCTCACCATCCTCAGCGGGTGGAACATTCTCAACATCATCATCAAATCGACATCTTCGGGGCCAAGAGTGCATTGAGTCTTCACGGAATTCGTATACTTCAGAGCATGGAGATGATTTGTCAGGAAGGGCCTGCTCTTCGCAGATACTATCCCGATGTCACTCTCTTTGTAGTGTAAGTAGACAGGATCTCCACCCACCTCTTTTGCATTGTTCGCCTTTCCGCATTCTCTCGCAGCAGTCTCAGGAAATTTGTCCACATCGTAGTATATGACGGGGCTCGCAGAGAACTCAGTGAGATACCTTCGGATATAGTACTGTTTCTCCTCAGACACCGAACGATCTGACAAGTACCTCAAGTAAGATGAAAGGTGGTGATCTTCAGGAAGGCAGACGGATATCGAGTTCAGTTGTGGAGCATAGAGCAATTGGTGGTCGAACGGATCCTTCAGTAGTTCACTGAAAGAGAGAGCCATGGATCTGAACGCCATTGTCTGCTTGAGCGAATAACCTGAATCACGTGCTGAAGGTAGACCTGGTATTCCAATGAGGTAAATTTGGGGAGTTCTCCATTCTCCTGACATCGAGTACGCAAGATGGTGACTGTAAACAATATCAAGGGATTCTGCGGCTGAAGAGTAGACGTCGAGAGTGATGGAGTTCAACCTGATTGAGTACGGAAGCGAGCGGGATTCAAGGTAAAGTAACAAATCGCCTAATTCTGCCTTTCCGTTCTTCAAGAAAGAAATGTCGATGTGAATGAAATCAAACTCATTGATGAACTCAATCGTGTTAGACTTTGTGACATCATACACCTGCGAAAAGTCAAGATCAGGGTGATGCAGAGCCGCAGTGAAATTGTCAAGAGTCGAGAAAGATGTCATATTCAGTCCCAGTGCCCTCCCTGCATAAAGTCCGTCCCCTCTTCCTGCAGTCAAATCACAGATGCTGTTGTCTTTGTCAATCCCAAACTGACTCATCAACAATTTGAAGAAAGCATATTGGGAACAGTAGGTGTCAGAACCTGTTGGACTTTCGTCAACGGCAGGGTTGGCACCAAACTCACAACACTTCCCGGCATACGCTGCAAGTCCAGTTATGTCCTTCAAAGTCTTCATCGCCTTCATTCCAATCTCTTCGGAGATGTAGATCACCGACTCTGCTGCAAGAGGCACGGGCTGTTCTGAACTCAGATTGCTGGTGGATCTGACACTGAGGCTCAATTCCGGAACAGACACATCAGTTGCTGCTGTCATGAGAGAAACGTCGAACAAGTACTCGCGGATCCTTCCGATGTTCTCTCTGAAATGTTCCGTCAATACTCTCACTCCCAGGAGTTGAGTTTGGGCATATAGTTCAGGATTGATTGCTTGAAGGTATGTTGTCATGATTCCTGCTGATCTGAACTGTTCGAGACTTTTCTCTACGTCGAATGATACCATCCCCTCGTCAACTTTTGTTTGGAAGTGAAGAGAGAGGATGAGTTCAGCAATGAGAGAATCACACAAGTTCGAAAGGTGGTGTCGGTGCCCTCCAAGCAGTTGATTGTATTCAGAAATTCTTGCCATGATGGGAACGGAATCTGATTTTTGCCTCATGGTCAGCAGGTAGGTCCCGAGTAGCGTCTGGTAGATTTGGTCATCAGGTTTGTCTTGAGAAACTCTTTGGAGGCAATCTGTTTGCAGTATTGAAGCAGACTTGTCACTTGATCTGACGACCTTTGTGAAATCTCTGTCTTCCAATTCCAATTCAAGGATTCGTTTCGATTCCGTGAATTTCTCCTCGGGTGACAATGCTTCAAAGGTAGGATCTAGCACTCCGAGTTTGTGGTAGATCGGCATCCAGACACTCTCTCTCGGATGTGAATAAGAGACGGTCATGTACTCCTTGTCTATCGCTCTCGCATATTTGTAGACAATTTCTCGCTTCAGCAGTAATCCAAACATCTGCATGTCTCTCGGATTTCCACCTGATGGAAGCAATGCAAGATCGTCGATGTTCTCAATTGTCAAGTATGATGTCGCCAAGAATCTGAACCGGAGCTTGGAGAAGGTATGCCCTCGGAATTTGCTGTATGGGACGATTGTCATTTCACTCGTCCACTCGAGCGGCTTCGGTGAAACGAATTGAACATCGCAAACGCCGACTCTGTTTGTCAGTTTGTACCTGGACAAGACACTCGAATGGTCGTGGAATTTTGACTTAACAATAGCGGCACAGATGAGTCTCATTCTCACATAGTCGAAATTTATGTTGCTGTCGACAAGATTGTTCACATTCACGAACTGTTGAGAAATTTCTGCAACGAAACCCAAGGCAGCATTCATTTCGGATCGAATGTACGTGTTTGAAGTAAATCTCATGTTCGGGATTCTGTGAAGAATTTCACCACCAGTTTCATCCGGACAGTATGGCATCAGCTCTCTGAATGTTTGTCCTGTGAGACTTTTCAAAGTCAGATTGCAGGCTTGAACACAATCGTAGACTTCCATGACATCATCACTTGATCCGAGGTTGTTGGTCTTTGTTAGCAACCACTTCGTCACTGAGACAACCTTGGCGGCAAGCAATTCCTCTTTGTTTCCAATGAGTCTTGCTCTGTCCAAATAATCTCCCTTGTAGGCCACTTCGTCACCTATCTTCGGGTCGTTGTAGACTTGGAGTCCGTCTTTGAAGTACTTCGGAGAGCTTTTCCTCACGGTTATCATATGATCCCTTTCCACGGTGAGCTCGAGTTTGTTGTCGTACAGGATTTCTTCTGCCTCGATGAACTTGATTGTCGGATAATCCGCTTGTCTTCTCCTCATGAGATAGTCGATGATGTCTGTGTGGGAATCAATCAGTCCATATGAATGCTCTTTCAGATGTGAAGCGATTCGGATGTTGAGAATAGTCCTTCCTACCATGCTTTTCCTCAATCTCCCAAGCTTTCTCACGTTAGTGAGCAATCCTGAACTTGTTTCAATCTTGTTCACCAACAGGTCAAGGAAGTGGACAGACGAATTCTCGTAATAAAACTGCGCAATCCTTGAATGGTAATTCTCTTGGAAGATTTTCACAGTCTCAGCGGCTATTGCTGGCATGAGTTCTGCCTGTTCGAACAGCTTGAGAATGTTCTTGTTAGCTGCCATCCTTTTGACCATAGATCTGATGGCCGATGAAATACTTCCGGTTGCAGTCGTGATCGACTTTTCCGATGGCCATTTTGACGTGAGGATTGATGATTGTTCACTTGCAGGTCGATCACTGACGCTGTTGCTCAGAACTGTCGTCAGGTATTTGAAAAAGTACGCAGGGTCGCAACTGTAGTTGGCGATCCATTGGTGCAGGTAATGAACGGCTTTAGAATAACCGTTGCTGTGACCCGACAGAACCATGTTGAGATGTGTGATTGCGCCAAGACCCCCCAATGAGCATGGAAGGTATGTCCAAAAGTAAAGCAAGTCTTGCAAGAATTTGTCGTACACCTGTAGATAGAGAACTCTTTCTGGATTGTCTACCAATCGTTCTTTCGCAACCGGATAATCGAAGATTTTCGAGAGTCCCATTCTGAAAGTCGAGGTAGTGATCTGTTTGCCTGTTATGTTCAAGTACTTGCTGACATCGTTCTTTACAGCCTTGAGTGTGTCTGGGAAGTTCTTTGCGTCGATCAGGCTGGATTCATCCTTGATGTGATAGAGCAGTTCTGCGAGTCGGGCTGGTAAGCTTGTGGAAGCGAGCGCGCCTTCGGTCTGAGGATGAGCAAGAATCATCTGAGGGAGCCGGGACAAGAGGAGACCTATCTTGTAATTCTTTAGATAACAGCAAGTTTCACTGTTATTGCTGAATTCAAGAGCAGAGGCTGCGGATGAACAAATTCCGGCGACTTCCAATTCTTCAGACATCAGCTGACCATTGTTTGCCCCACTGACTGCCATGAGCCTCTTCAAAGTGGAATCCGCCCTGTAGCCTTCAGAGTAGTGCTGGCGCAACATCGTTGCCCTGTGTTTTGAGAGGGTTGTTTGACTCATTTTCGCCACCATTCCGAATTTCATACAATGCTTCATAATCTTCGAGAAAACTGATTGAAGTGTTGCTTCTGTCGGTTGTTTCAACTCGATGATTGCGTTGACATCGTCAGAATAAACCATCAGCTGAGGAATTGCAAGATCGGTCATGCTCCTCAAGAGTTTCATCATCAAGAGAGTATGGAGTGTCCACGCTGGATTTAGCCACCCTTCGATTCCTCCTCTTTGACCCTTGCTCACAATGACTTCATCTTTGTACTCGTCATAATGATAGATGAAGTGTGCACCGAAATAGTCTGCCAATGATCCCCAGCCTGTTTCACCGAAAACATTTCCCATGAATTCCAGCAGTTCTGAGGTATTCTGTTCTTGCATTGATTGATTGTGACCTTCTATGTCAAGGAGGATCGAGAAATTGTTCGAATCGATCAACATTTGTGCAGATCTATGAAGGAGTTTCTTTCGCTGCGAATCGGACGGAGTCATCAATTGTTCGTCGAAGTAAGATAACACCTTTTTCATTTTTGTTGCGATCACACTCAGGCCATGTTTGTTTGACAACTCTCCGTTAGCATAGAGGCGGGCTTTCTCTTTTTGTTCGCGTTCTTTCGGAATGAGTCGTGCGGGATAAGGATGCTCAACGTCTGATGCGGCTTGATTTGTCAAGTACACTTCCGGATTTTGACGTCTGAAGGGGCCTTCGGCCATGAGATCTTTCAGCTCGTAGTCTGGAGTTTCAATGACCTGTAGCAGTTCTTTCCTGCTGTCACCAGGCCCTCCTGTGATCTCCTTTTTGAGTGCACCTTTGTCTTTGGCGAATTCTAGAGCATCATCCGTCAATGTTGAGTCCATACAAGCCCACGGACAAACATCATCCCACCAGCCCAAAGGAAAATCTTTCAATTTGTGCATTTCATTCTTGCTGAAATAAATTCTCATCACTGTCATTTTGCTTCCGGGTGCTTTCATCATCGGGAGACTTTTGTGCTTGACGCAGTATGACAGTGTAAATTCCAATTTTGCCAGTTGCGTGATCTTCTTGTTTGCACTGACATCCACCGGCCTTGGAGTATGCACTCTCTCAAGAAATTTCCTGACTCCTGCCATCGAGTCCACCTCCGAGTAGAACACGAACTTGTGCAAGGCTGACACTTCCTGAACCTGGGTTCTGCTCATCTTTCGTAGTGCTGAGATGAACTTGCACAAATATGATTCTTTTGGGAATGCAATCATGTGATCGTGAAGAAGTGCGGGCAAGATTGTGAAATCATATCGTTTGTGGCTGAATTTTTGGTCATAACCCCACAACTCATGCATCGCTTCCATCAAAGGAACCCAGTTCATCGGAAACTCTTCGTCGTAATCTGAAATGTTCAGGACAAATCCCTCAAAGGATTTCATGAAATTGACGATAGTGTTGTGATCGCCGTCTGCTTCTGCCAATTGGATGAGGATTGTGAAGAATTCTCGAGCCCACTGATACGACGCAGAGTACGAGAGGATTTCAAGATTGTTGATGGAGTCTGCGAGAGTCAGTGCATAGTCGAGGTAGGAGAAAGAACCGATGAACCAGTAATCTTTGTCAGAGTGGTACATTGCGAAATGTCCGCCTGCAACCAAGATGCAATGAATGTCTCCTTTGTTCTTTTTGATGTGAGCATATGTTCCATTGGAAAGGATGTAGACTTTTCCGTCTTCTTCGTCGAGAACTTCAGGAATTTTAGTCAGCGGCGGGGCTTCAGCTTTTGTGCACAGAAGGACTCTCATCCTCTGCACGCAGAGAAGGAATGAAAGGTAGGGAGATGAAATTCTCGAGTTCGGTTGATATTTGATCTCTTCCATTGCGGCGATCGAAAAGTCGTGAGACGTTGATCTTTTGGCAAATTCTAAAGCCGTGAGATTGATCAGTTCAGTTCGGCTGGAGTGAGAACATTTCACAAGACTTTTCAAGGAAGGGATGTCGAATCTGATTTGCTTTTTGTCAATAGAAAGGGTTGTCGAAATTTCTTCTTTGAAGGCCATGAGAAGATTCACGTCCCTTGTGTGATGTGCGTGCCATGTTTTTGTGTCGAGTTTTGTGTTGGAAAGTATGAGATTTTTCAGTTCATCAGAATAAGGAATGAGGGGGCTGTTCAATCTTGCGGGGAGTCTTAGTTTGTCAGGGTTCAATTTGGTCGGATTCTTTTGGATCGGTTCAGTTCTACGATCTTCAACGTACGGCAGATCGTACTTGATGGAAATATCTTCGAGCAACGGAGCCTGCAAATGGTCCTTAAGTCCTTCAGCTATTCGCCAAGACTTGTCACAATCTTGCATTTCATCATGATAAGTCAGATTTCCAGGCATGGTAACGATAGTGTGCTATCGGTTTGATGCTTGGCTGGGTTGTTAAAC